TTCCCGAAGCGGCGTTCTAATTTGTTCAGCGCCGCCACGACGCTGGCGGCGGTCTGATCCGGCATTTTGATAATAATTTCGTTCCGCGTCAAGCGCTCCGAAAGAACGAACAAGGTTTCCTTCGTCCGCTTCTTCCCGCATACGCAATCGCCTTCCCAATGTCCGAAGGTTTGCCGATCGTTGATTTCCTGCGGGCGTTCCTCTATGCTTTCGCCCTGCGGCGCGCGGGCGGCTTTCTTCCGCTCCACCTTGTCATACTTCCGCTTCCGCTCCCCGTGTTCCGGCAAGCTCTCGCGGCTAATCCCGTAGAATATGCCCTTGTCAATGTAATTATAGATCGTCTTTTCGCTGATCTCCGTTTTGAAGGTCAGCCCCAGCCGCTTTATTTCTCCGACGACGGCGGCGGGGGAATAGCCTTCTTCACCGATCTTCTTTTCAATAAAAGCTGACAATTCGTAATCGTTGCCGATCTTCAATTCGCCGCCTTTGGCTTTTAGGTTCTCTTCATAGCGCTGTTGCGCGATCTCTGGCGAATAGCGTTCTTCGGTCGTCAAGTCGGAATTCAAATGCGTATAGCGTCCGCGCTTCAACTCCCTGTATATCGTTGTATTGTGGACGTGCAGACGGTCGGCAATCGCGCAAGGCTTCAAGCCCTCTTTCAAGCCTTTTTCGATTTTTAGGCGGTCTGTCCAAGTCAAGTGTTTGTGCATTCTTCCTTCCTCCAGCTTCCGAATATGACAAAAGGGCGGCATTTCTGCCGCCCTTCGCCCTCTCTGATTATCTGCTTGTGATATGCAATTCGCTTTTAAGCGCCGCTTGCAGGACGGCGGAAAAATTCACGCCAGCCCGCTCCGCTTCAAAGTTAAGCCATGAAGGAATGGTGCAATTCTTCTTCACGACGCGCATATCGTTCTTTCTGCGGTACTCCGCGAAATCAACGTCAACCAGCGAAACGATCGCGCCGGACGGCGCTTCGGCTTGTGCGCTTGCAATGCTCGACGCTTCCGGCAATGCTTCGCCGTCGTCCTGCATATCAATTCCCATAAGCCCGATTGCGTCCCGCGCCATCTCGATCGCGTCCGGAACGTCCTTGCCCTGCGTATTGATATTGAAATCGGGGACAAATACCACGATGAACTCTTTTCCCTGCGTCATAACGATGGGATATGCGTTTTTCATTCTGAATACCTCCTTGAAACTGTGCTATATATTATCGCCAAGGGCGGCGGGCTTATTTCAGCCCGCGCCGCTTGATGATTGCTTTTGCTAACTCTTCGTCGGTTTCTCTGTGCCTTACGACGCTTTCCCTTTGACCGTCCTTCACGTATATGTCGTGGTTCGCGCCGTGCCGCTTGAACTTCCAGCCGTTTCGTTCTAAAAGCTCGATAAGGTCTTTTGTTTTCATCTGCTGTCCTCCTTACATTTACTATTATACGCCTTCAATGCGTATATGTCAATAGGTTTTGAGAAAAAATATACGTATTTTATGCGCCTGCAAAAGAAAAGCGGCGACGGG